CTTCGGAAGCGGCAGGTGAGTCCTTGCTTTCCACCAGCGTTCTGCTCGGTTTATGTTTATCTCGAAATGGATAAATTCATAAACGCTAAATAATCCGCATTGGTATGTGATTTTCATACACTCCGGCCTCCCTTCTTTTTGATGCAAGCCATACTTAATAGAAGTAATCTCCAGTTCCTGCGGAATATCCTCGTCAGTAGAAAGTATAGCTGCCGTTGAAGCCTTGGAAGAAAACTTTTGTTTTTCCTCGATGGGGAAAGCGTGGCCGCAGTCAGGACAGGTACGGTGACTGATAGGAATAACGCTATCGCATCCAGGGCAAACCTTTAAAGGAGCATCGCCGGAACCCTTTTTCTTCCTGCCGGTGATTTTATCGATTGGCCCAAAATGAAGGAGGTTTCCGCTGAAATCTGCCACAAGGCAATCCTTTTTGGATTCGTGCAGGCGCGTCCCTCTGCCCAGGCATTGGATAAATAGAGCCGGGGATCGGGTGGGCCGGAGCATACTGATAAACGATACACCCTTAACATTAAACCCACGGGTAAGAATATTGGTAGAGCAAAGGGCCTGTATATCTCCTGCCCGAAACCCATCAATCTTTCTTTTGCGCTCTGGCTTGGAATCAAGTGAACTTAAAGCTTCCGCCGCGATTCCCTTTTCTCTGAGAATGGCTGCTATATGCTCCGAATGCTCGATACCGCAACAAAAGAAAAGCCACCATTTTCTATCACCAGCACGCTTTATGGATTCCTCCACCACGGCATAATTGAGGTCATCTCTATCTACCGCCTTCTGTAGCTCGCTTTCAATAAAATCGCCACCGCGCATTTTAACATCGGAAGTATCCAGCTTAGTGTCGGTATCTTTTGTAATAAGTGGGGACAGGTAACCGCTTTCTATTCCTTCTTTTACTCCATATTCATATACCACCTTATCAAAAAGCTTTTCATCACCCTCGTCCAAGCGGCCTGACGACATTCTAAACGGAGTCGCCGTAAGCCCGATTACGCGAAAATCAGGGTCGCGCTTCTCGCAGAAGGAAATCAAATTACGCCACATACCCTCAGAGGAGTGTGGTATGCCGTCGCATTCGTCGGCTACCAGCAGATCCGCCTTCGGGAGCTTCGCCTTTGCCCGGTAAAGGGATTGTATAGTCCCAAATATAAGCTGGCGCTTTTCTTTTCTCCCAAGCCCCGCGCAATATATCCCTGCGGGAGCATCCGGCCAGACCTCCAGCATTTCACCATAATTCTGCTCACAAAGCTCCTGTGTTGGCACGACAACGTAAACCACTGCGTTGGAAACATGGGAAAGCGCCCACTGGCAGATTTTAGCTGCTATCAGGGATTTGCCCAGCCCTGTGGCAATGGATGCACAGCAATGCCCCTTCTCCTTTTCGAGATAGGCATAGATAGCGGCAAGGCACTCTTCCTGGTAGGGCCTTAACTTCACTCAATCTCCTCAAATGGGGTTGAAAGAGCTTTCAAGAACTCCATTCGCTTGTTATCTATATGTTTGAAAAAGCCGTTTACTGCGGCGATTTCATACCTGATAACATCATCACGATTAACTTGTTGCTCACAAAGTTCCACCAAATCCACCACCATTTGCTCTAAGCGAGCTACTCGGATTGGCTTGGTGCTATCACTGTAATCTTCTTTGTATGCTTCAATGTCTGCTTTGATTTCGTCAATAGTTCGCATTTTTCTTTCTCCATTTTCCAATTTTTATGCTCATCAATAATTCTGGTTATCTTGGCATTCATACAGCCAAAGTATTGGCAGCGAATGTTGGCGCATGGCGGGCAAGCATTCATAGCTTCCTCTTGTTTTCCAAATGCTTTTGTATGCGCTTGTTTCGGAGTTCGTCATCGCCTTCGCTTGCAAACTGCGTCGTTATGGATTTTATGACATCGCGCCTTTTATCGGGATCGTCGCTGAAGAATAGACTGACAATGTTATCCTGGTTATCGGTCATGGCTCGCCCTCGTTGGTTAAGCACTCGGGCTTGACCATTTCCTTAACCGTAGATTCAACCCCAGACTCATAAGCCAGCTTGTAGTTAATCCACTTCCCACCACTCCATAGGCCGTAGATAATTGCCAAGCCCATAGAGATTAAGAGCATATAGCCGAGCGCCTTCATCATCCCCTCCCATCAACATTGGTGTCGGGGGTGTGTTGGGTGTGTTGCTGTTTTAGCCATGCCCTCCACTCATTAAACGCACTAAAGCCTTTGCCAAATATGGTGTAATGCTCCTTTGCCTCAAGCTTGGAGTATATAATTATTGGGGCAGGAAACTTAGGGTTTCTGAATCTGGCAACCTCGTAATTTCCTAGTATAAATTCTTCTTTCCAGCCATTATCTTTGAGCCAATTAGCAAACTGGCTAAGCTTGGTTTTGTGCAATTGACTTCTAGACCTCATCATTTCTCTCCTTGCGGTTTTGGTTGTAGGGTTTGCTTGGCAATCTCATACATTTTGCGTTCAGCCGGGAAATGCTGTTCATGCTCAATCATTATTTCCTGAAGGGCAAACTTAAACCTATCGCACTCCTTTTGCGCTGCTGTGAGTTGAGCTTGGAGGTCTTTGTAGGCTGCCATAAGATTATCAAGCGCATTGTGCGCCAAAGGAGTGACGCTTGAATCTTCATAAATGCCCTGACGAATCCAGTATTCAAACTCCACCACATCGCTGGCTTGATTTTTATTGTCGTTGGGTTGGGTCATGCTGCTACCTGAATTTGAGGGGCTTGGATTCTGCTGCCGCTGCATCCATGCCATCAGCAAGCATTAGAAACTGGATTTTGTCATAGTCGTCGTCAGGCCACTCCTTAACTAACTCCCGTATTCTTGGTGCAATTCTTCTGCAATCTTTGGCTGTAATATGACCGTCGCAATCGGAGTGATGCAGCAATTTATGTATAGGGTCTTTCTTCAGCGAATCCCATTTAATAGGCTCTACATCTGTGGGCGCCCCAAATGCAGATTGAAAGCCCTCCATATAGTTTAGGTCAATACCAATAACAGCAGCCAATTTGCATCTGGCTCTATGAAATCCTGAGTAAGCCCAATGTGCTTCGCAGTGTGAAAAATCTATTCCCATCGCATCCTCTATTTATTTGGGTTGTTGTTTTGCAGGCTATTGATCCAATCTCGTCTTTCTCTGGCTGTTTCTGCATCAGATTTCCGAATAGATTTCATGAAATCCCTCATTGCAATAATGATGAAAATGATAAAGAAAACGGTCAAAAATATATCGCGTATATCCATCCCACTACCCCTTCTTCTGTATGTCGTTAATCTGAATGGAGGTGATTTTGCCGAAACACTCAACATCATGTAGCCAGTGTAGGATAAGGGCTTTGATACTCTTATGGCTTACATCATCATCCACCACCAAGTTGAATTGCACTGATACTTTTTTCATATGGAGTCCTTTGTTGTTATTTGATGTTTCCAAATCGGATAGACATGCCCGAATTGAGCCTAATAAAGTTCTTATCCTTAGCCTCAGTTGAGGCGTAAATCTCGCGCATACGCTTTGTGCGCGACTCATAGGTTCCTAGACTTTCTACCTCTTGCCAATGGGGTATAAGTGCTTTTCAGTAACTATTAAGATTAGCCATTTCACCAATCTTTGCTCTTAGCTCTGGAACCCTTTCCAGAAGCGCAACGCATCTTGCAAAATCACCGCCATCATGCGGATAACTTCCATCGCTTTTCCTGCCAGTTAAATGAAAAGCCATGCACCTAGAAGAAGCGCCGGTATTATCACTTGCGAACCAGTCAACTATTTTTGAATCCATCCCATCTCTCCTATAAGTGGCAGCCCCGAAGGGCTACCGGGTTATGCTGCTTGTTTTTCTGGTTCCCAATACGTGGCAAACTTATCTAAGAAGTATTGGCGCTTGCTTTGGATGTCCTCTATCTCGCGCTCTTTTTTGGCTATATCTCTATCAAGAGCCTTAAGAATATTCTCCTTATCAAGAGCGTACTCATCCTCATTATAGGCAACAACTATTTCAACGTCCTTGGAGGCTTTGTTGAAGTACAGGAATTTTATTTCGGTGGCGGAATACCCTATTTCTACGTGGGCTACGATAATCGTGGGTAGCTCTTGAAAAGGCTCAAAGCCGATAACCACCCCGTGCTGTACTTTATGGCCTGAATAATCCTTAGTAAGAACCTTAACTTTAGTACCAACTTTGATTGTCTCGATGCGTGTTGCATACCTCAAATCAACCTGCATCTTTATGCCGTTGATTTCAATTTCCTGCATAATTGGTTCGCTCATCTTCTTCTCCTTCTTGCCCACGCATGGGCGATTGTTAAAAATCGTTATTTATGTGGGCGACCTTCACGGGGCCGCCCCTTGGGGTTAATTGTTAGGCTGCTTGCAGGTATTGTTCAAAATTAAGGTCAGCATCATTCCAATTAGGGTATGCTTTCTTGAGGAAGTTCAATGCAATCTCGTTGCTTCCACCAGCTAATTCCAAATACTGCTTATGCGCTGCTACAAGCTGCTCACGTTTACGGTGTAAATCTCGTACGTTTGACAACTTTTCATAAATCCAATCCGTAACTTCTGTGCGCTGCTTTACTGCCTTGGTGTATTCGTTGTTTACGTTCTCCCATTCCTTCAATTTAGCTTCGTAGGCTTCAAGGTCTTTCTTGTGCTTATCATATAATTCAGGCGAGAACATTTTAGCTACATCGGTTCGCTTGTCGTAGGAATCATCCGATTTAGGCTGCGCAATTTTTATATTACCCCTGTAATCATATCCCCAAGTACGAACCTTTTTGTATGCCTCCATAAGTATTGCGGCTTCAGCTTCTGTTGCTACGTATGTATAACCTCCGCCTACAGCATACAGAACCATATCGGGTTCAATTTCAGGCTTTGCTGGCTTTGTTCCAGGTTCTGGTGGCAATAGTGGAGCGCCAGCATACGCGCACTCAACATCTACATAATAATTTATCTGCTCATCCGTTAAGGCGAATATCTCCTCGTTGGATAAATCATCGAATCGTTTCATTCTCATCTCCATAATATCCATTGCTGGATGGTTAAAAATGCCTTCTCTCAGGCTGTCACCGCTTGCTGGCTCTTAGAGTGCGGTTATCCCTACTACGCTGCCAACTAACGTCCCCTCTCTATGTGGCGTTGATTGGGGCAACTCCCTCATTTTACAACAGCTCGTTACCTGCCACGGTCGTAAGCTCGTTACCCCGAAGGGTATTTGGTGACTGGGGTGGAGAATCGAACTCCCTTCCTTCGGATCGCTAGCCTGTCACCAAGATCCCCAGCCATAAACTCTATGCCTCCATCTCCTTGCTGCTTACATAACCTTCGCCTTGTTTCCAACGCACACCATCGCTTTCATACTCAACCCAGTTTTCTGCATCGCTTGCATCCACAACAGTCGAGTTGGGAACCAGCGAGGGCAAAAACAAATGGCTTTCGCATCCTTCTCTTTGTGCATTGTAATCCAAAACTACACTCCACTTCTTACAATCCCATCTTCCATTCTCCCGGCTATCTGCGTGCAGACAACTCCGGCAGGTAACCTGTGCAACACCCTCCATATGGCATACAGCATGGTGGTCGCACATCTTGCATACAAAAAAACCTGGGTCTTCCCGTATGCGTGAAGGTGGAGTATTCAAGCTTGCTATCCTCTCCGCCCTCGAAATCGCTGACTCACAAAAAGCTTTGTCGTAATCAATGCGCTCGCAATAAAGTTCATCAGTATTTTTGTTCACTGCGAAATAAAGCCCTCTTGTAAATCCAAACCAGTGCATTTCTATTTGCGTTTGCACAAAATGCTCCGGCTTGCTTTTTCTTACTCCGTCCTTCTGCAGCGCCTTAAAGCTTTTCTCCGAGTGCGTCTTGACCTCAAGAACATGCGGAGTTTTGGGAGCCTGCGGTACACCATATATTTTACCATCTGGCTTAACCACAAGCCTCCCGACGCTTACCTTCCACTGCTTCCCGGTTTCAGGATCCTTGTCTATGACCGTGCATCCTATACGCCGGAGATTCTCGACTACCCTTTCTTCTTCCCTATGACCTGTTTCCCACAGGCGCAATATACGCCCGGAGGTTTTCTTTCTGCTTGCCCACCTGAAGCTGTACCAGATTGCCCTGTCGCATTCCTTTCCTAACTCCGCCGCTCCAATTCGCTCATTGCCCCCCGACCTCTCAGCTTTTTCGTATGCCTCGTAGATAAGGGTAGCAATGACATCATCGGCCTTTACAGTAGCGAAGTCAGGAAGCTTACCCATTTACTTTTTCCAGGGCTTCTTGGCTGCAGCAGGCGCATTTGATGCCGAAGACTCAGAGGCATCCCAAGGGGGAGTTGTATCTTCTCCTGTAGAGGCGGAGGAGGAAGCCTTCTTCGGCTTATTCGCAGCATCAACGGGAGCGGCATAAGTAATCTTGTTCTTATCCTTGTATCCGCCCGTTCCCTTTTCAGTGCGCACTGTACCGATAAATGGCTTGAACAGCGCCTTGGTGGAGTCCGTCTGGGTAAGCGGCAAACCAATGGCTTCCCAGATAGATCTTAAAAGTGCGCGCCCGATCTCGTTCTCATTACCGTCTTTATTGGTCAGGGTAATATTGGTCCAAATCTTCCGGCCTTTGTATTTACCGTCCTCAAGGATTTCCTTTTCAATCTTCCACTGCACAACACCGTTGTCGTTTTGCGCCACCTCTTCCTTGACTATGTGCATTTTAAGCCGGTTNNATCCCTCTCCTCCTGCTCCGGCAGGTTATTCATATCTACATACGAACCTAGATTTGCCATATTTATTCCTTCTCCTTTTTTGGTGTTTTAAATGAATCGTTGATAAGCTCCAGCAGGTACGGCAGCGCCTCCATCTTATCCTCTTCGGGAGGAAGCTCTATTTCATCGGGCAGGCTATACCTGTTTTTAGCCTCCCACGCTGGCTTCTCGTTTAAGTAAAGCATACGGGTTGCCTCACCGACGGCCTTATGGATTTTCTTCTTCTTATCAAACTTATCTGCAACAGCCGTGGTTTGAACCTTGAAGTTTCCAAAGGCTACTACATCAGCCCACTCCATAAGCATCTTTGCGGCTTTTTCATGAATGTCGAGGGTGTATTTATCATACGACTCCAGCATGTCGGGAGGGGTTTGCTTCGCTTGCTTATAGTGAGCTAAAAATATAATCATCATTCCTTGGGCGCGGAGATCCTCCATCGCCTGAAGCAGCAGTCTCCAATAATCCATCGCCAGCATGTAGCCCTTACCGTATGGTATATCGGTGATGACTTCAGCAGGCTCTTTGTAGTCTGCGATGACCTTCGGCCAGATAATTTTGCGCTCAAGAAAATCCAGAGTATCTACAATAACTGATTTAAACTGATGCTCGCCTTCGTAGAGAGTCCCGACCCCCTCCATAAATTCGTCCCAGGTTTCGATTTTCCAGCTCTGGGTATCAATTGCCCCAAGGCCATCTTCAATATCAAAGAACACTGGGGATGGTGCGCTTGCCCCAAGGGTGCTGTTGTGTGTAACAATAAAATCCTTGGTAATGTAAAGATGCTTGGGGTGTCCTATATAAATACAAGTGCAAGGGGCAACACCCAAAGAATTTATTTTTATAATCTCTCTGCGCGTCCGGTATGTAGTTCGCGGTTGCCATTTAATAAGTTTACGGGCGCAATAGAATGGAGTTACATTTTCTGGGATTTTCAGATGCATTCTATACGCTAACTTCCCAGTCTTTTTTTCACCCCTATAGGTAAAGGTGGGCTGGATAGCTTTTACTTGGCTGACACCACCAATAGACCGAACTAAATAAACTATATCATCACATAGCCTTTTGCTTGTAGTGGAGTACTCCACTATTCCATTTGCAGCCGGAGACCCATCAGTATCGCAAAGCCCCTGTAACAAAGCAATTCTTGCCTCTGCATTAGCCTGCAAATATTGTTGAGGGATGAATTTGAATTCAGAATTCAAATCCTTTAACCCCAGATTTTCTATTATAGACTTATGCCCTAAAATACCCCAAAATGGGCACTGAGAGTCTTTAATATCTCTTTCGGAAGTTTCTACGCCAGATAGATTCATTCTTTCGATAATATCTTTATCGGGGGTGGTGATGGTCATATTTTGGGTGCACCCATCGCCTAAGATAGCGCCAAGAGCATATGGATCTATTGGTAAGCTTTTATCAGATCCGGTCAACGGAAGCGGAATGGGCAAATAATGATTGTCCCTTCCTCTAAAAGCAGAATCCTTACAGTCTACATCTTTTTTAATTTGTAAAGTGGTACGTATTCTACCATACCCATAAAAACTTTCTGAAATTCTATACTGGGCGCTTCTTTCGCAAGTTTTCTCAGTTAGCCATAGATGATCCCCATCACAAACAACACTACCTCCGTCGCTTGTAATTAGCTCGTAGGTTTCGCGATCACCTTGAGGGAAAACTCCCAACACCGGAGCCGTACCCCCATCTGGGGTTGCAACAATATCTCCAACCTGCATATCTCCAATAGGCTTCCATGACCCATCACCTAACAGCACGGGCATATCATTCCGCAGAGCCTTGCCCCACCCGTCGGTTGAATAGATAATAATGCGGGGGGGCATCTGATTTTTGCCCTTACGCAAGGTTTCTAAGTTAATAGCCATTACAATTCACTCCAAACTTGGGCTTCAAACTTTTCAATCTTGGGCGAAATCGCCTGCGCTGCGGAGGTCAGTCTCGCAGCCAAACTTCTCGCCTCCTCTTTGACAAGGGTATGAAACTCGACCAGCGCATCAAGGTTCTTTTGCGTAAACCCCGTCTCAATGTCAGTCTCAACATCAACCTTGCCATCCGGCTGGAAGATATACCGATACGTTATGCCCTTCTGGAAGGCGCGGATAATGATATATGGTTTCTTCATCATGCCACCCCCTCTTTTAACAACCTTATGCGCTCCTCTATGGTTAGTCTTGGCTCTGCCGCATCCTTTTTTACTAAGGCCGTACTTAAGCTGCAGAAGTGCCCCCGAAGCGGAGATTTGATGCGCTTGGTTCTAACCAGGTAATTAAGGGGTGGGTGGGTAGATCCCTCACCAAAATCAACGCGGGAGGCAAGCTGGTAGCCGGTCCATACGCCGGGGTTGTCCTCCAGGAATTGGAGGATCTTGGCGCTTTTAGAATCCTTATGCTTCTTAGATTTCTTTTTGCGCTCCCGCTTTATGCCCTTGGTTTTATACAAAGCCTCAACCAGAGCCTCAATCTTAAGGCCCAAGGCATCAATTTTGCTTTCTAAAATATCTGACATATTCCCCTATCCTTTTCTTACTACAGTTACACCAGTTTTACCAACCTTGGTTTCAACCCAAGGGACTAATTTCTTGTATAGCTTCGGCTCGTTATTCATAAGCCACTTGAGGCCGGTTTCATCCGCTACCAGCTTGACCGGGCGGCGCTCTTCGGGGAGGGTGGCAATAACATCCTTCGCTCCCTCAATATCGAGCTTGCGGGTAACTGCTGGCTTGATGGTCACCTTGTAGTTACCCATGTCGTGGGTCTTGGAACTCTCGTCGTTCTGCAGGCCAATACCTGCGATAATCTTTTCTTCCCACTCAACGCGGGTCTTTCTTGCGTCGTCCTCAACGCTTTTCGCCAT